CATCCTGTGCTGCCCCACGTGCTGGGACCCCGACCAACCGCAGCTGCAGCTTGGGCTCTATCCGGTCAACGACCCGCAGGCGCTGCGAAACCCAAGACCCGACAACTCGTACCTGCAGAGCGGTTTGAACATCAACGGCATGCCCTCTGGGGGTAGCCGCGACATCCAGTGGGGTTGGGGGCCTGTAGGCCTGCTTACCGGGGACTATAGCCAACAAAACGCGTTGGGTGTAACCTTGGTAGAGAACTCACTGGAAGGTAGAGGTGCTGTAGGCTCTGTCACTGTGACGTCTTCCGGGTCGCCAGTGGTTCCGGATTTGCTGCTGTTATCTGGGCAACCTTTGTCGCTCAACAACGAATACATCACCCTAACACCCATCCCGTAAGGTACTGTCCGATGAAAAAGACCCCGACTAAAGTCCCGGTGCCGAACACCAACGGCTACCCCAACAACGTGGCTAACACCCAGACCATGCGTATTCGCGGCTCCGGCGCGGCTACCAAGGGCACCAACTTCAACCCGAAGTGCTGCTAGGTCTAGCGCATGAACTACGCCACCCTGTCTTCGACAATCCAAGCGTATGTAGAGAATGACTTCCCGGCCAGCGTGGGGAGCGGCTCTCTCACGTCTGCACAGCAGATCGCTACGTTTGTCACGCAGGCGGAGCAGCGTATCTACAACACCGTGCAGCTTCTGGCCCTGCGTAAGGTCACCACGCTGACCACAGTCAGCGGTACGTCCACGGTTGCGGCACCGGCTGACTGGCTGGCCACATACTCCATGGCCGTGCTTGACCCGTCTACCGGGCACTACAGCTTTATGTTTAACAAAGACGTGGAGTACATCCGGGAAGCTTTTCCCGACCCGGTTACAGCAAGCACGCCGCGCTACTACGCGCTTCAGGACAACGACACGTTCCTGCTCGGGCCTACCCCCGGCGCTGCCTACACTCTCAGCATCAACTATTTCTACGAACCCGAGAGCATCACCACGGCGAACAACACGTGGCTGGGCGACAACTTTGACTCCGTGCTTCTCTACGGCAGCCTGCTGGAAGCCTACACCTTCATGAAGGGCGAGCCGGACGTCATTGCCGGGTACCAGCGGCGCTACGACGAGGCGATGGTACAGCTAAAGCAGTTGGCAGAGGGCAAGAACCGCCAAGACACCTACAGGACCCTGCAGGTCCGCTACCCCGTGAAATAGCGAGACCTCATGCCTATTTCCCAAACCATGTGCACCAGCTTCAAGGGCGAGGTGCTGCTCGGCGTGCACGACTTCCGGGCCACTGGAGGCGACACGTTCAAGATCGCGCTGTACACGTCGGCGGCTGACTTGGGCGCGCAGACTACAGCCTATACCGCGACCAACGAAGTCCAGACCCCCGGGTATACGGCTGGCGGAGCGGCGCTGACTAATCTGGGGGTTTCCACCTCCAGTGTGCAGTCAGGGGCTAGCCAAGGCACCGGGTTTACGTCCTTCGCCACGGTGTCTTTCCCGTCGACATATATCACAGCGGCGGGAGCATTGATCTACAACAGCACGCCATCGGCTAACGGGGCAGATAACGCGCCTCTCACGAACCCCGCCGTGTGCGTGCTGGACTTTGGGGGCGACAAATCCTCTAACAACAACACGTTTACCATTACGTTCCCTGTTAATAGCGCCAACACAGCAATAATCAGGATTTCGTAATGCTCAGGCTGCTGCAGCCCTACTTGGTCTATGTTGCTGGCGCGGCGGTGTTGTTCGCGGCCTTTGGTGGGTGGTCGGCGCGGGACTGGCAGTGCAAGGCCAGCGAAGCCGCAACCCTGCGCCGCGTAGCCGATGAAAAAGACCGCATGCAGGAGACTATCAATGCGCAGTCCGCCGAGTATGAACAAGAAAAAGCCGCCGCTGCGACAACTTCCAACGCGCGCACCCACACGATCAGGGAAGTGTTCCGCGAAGTTCCAGTCGATGTCAGCTGTGCTGCTCCTCCCGCTGTTGGCGGCGTGCTCTTGGACGCCGTGGAGGACACCAATCGCGCCATTTCCTCAGCCGCCCGCTAATCTAGCCGCCGCTTGCCCGCCGCTGCCCGCGCCGCCGACCCCGCTGGTTGACCCGTTCAGGGCTTTGTGGGAGCAAAGTCTCGTGGAACTTTACCGCGACTGTGGTGTGCGGCACACTATAACTGTAAAGGCTTGGGAAGAGGCTGCCAGCCCAAGCAAGAGATGACAGGGACCGCAGATGCCTAGCACTTATAGCTCGTTGAAAATCCAGTTGATGGCAACTGGGGAAAACAACAACGCTTGGGGCGACATAACCAACACCAACCTCGGCACGGCTATCGAGGAAGCCATTACTGGTTCTGCAGACGTCACTTTTGCTAGCGGCAACGTGACCCTTACACTGACTGACGCGAACACCACGCAGACTGCGCGGAACCTGCGCCTGAACCTGACCGGCACAACTGCTGGCGCGCGGGACCTTATCGTCCCCGCCATCGAAAAACACTACATCATCAACAATGGCTGCGCGGACGCCGTCACAGTCAAGAACGCTACCGGCACTGGCGTTGCTGTGCCTGCGGGTAAGACAATCGCGGTTTTCAACAACGCGACCAACGTCGTTGACGTAACCAACCACCTGACATCTCTCACATTAGGCTCTGCCCTACCGGTGGCTTCCGGCGGTTCTGGCGTGACTACGTCTACTGGCAGCGGGAACAACGTACTTTCTACCTCCCCCACGCTGGTTACCCCCGCGCTGGGCACTCCGGCTTCCGGTGTGATGACTAACGTCACTGGCCTGCCGCTCACCACGGGCATCATCGGCACCCTGCCTGTTGCTAACGGCGGCACTGGCATCACGAGCTTTGGCGCGGGCGTCGCTACTTTCTTGGGCACCCCGTCGTCAGCCAACCTTGCCGCCGCCGTAACAGGCGAAACGGGCTCTGGCGCTCTGGTGTTCGCCACTTCCCCCACGCTAACTACCCCAACACTGTCTTCCCCAACGCTCACTACTCCGGCGCTGGGTACCCCCGCTTCGGGCGTGCTGACCAGCTGCACAGGCCTTCCTCTGACCACCGGGGTTATTGGCACCCTCCCCGCTGCTAACGGCGGCACTGGTATTACGAGCCTTGGCACTGGCATTGACACGTTCCTTGGCACTCCGTCGTCGGCCAACCTTGCCGCCGCCGTCACTGACGAAACGGGCTCCGGCGCTCTGGTGTTCGCTAACTCTCCAACGCTGGTAACTCCCGCGCTGGGCACGCCTAGCGAGCTAGTGCTAACTAACGCCATCGGGCTTCCAAACGCTTCGGTTATTGGGCTAGGCGCGCTGGCTACGCTGTCTACGGTCGGCACCAGCCAGATTGACGCGGACTCGGTAACGTTTGCCAAAACCCAGAACATCGCTACGGCGCGCATGCTAGGGCGCACTACCGGCGGCTCCGGAGACATCGAAGAACTCACGGCTGCCCAGAGCAAGTCCTTGCTGGCTATCACGGCAGCGGACATCAGCGATCTGAACACAGCGGTTAAGCCGCTGGAGTCGATTATTATTGCGCTGTCGGATGAAGTGACGCCAATCACCGTGGGCAACGCCAAGGTAACCATGCGCATGCCCTATGCGTTTACGCTGACTGCAGTGCGGGCTTCTTTAGCCACCGCTTCATCCTCGGGGATACCTACTGTCGACATCAACGAAAGCGGCTCGTCCATCCTGTCGACCAAGCTGACTATCGACGCTGGCGAAAAAACATCCACCACCGCAGCTGTGCCGGTGGTTATTTCCGACCCGTCTCTAGCCGATGACAGTGAGATTACCTTCGACGTCGATGTAGCTGGCACTGGCGCTACAGGTCTAAAAGTGACCTTTATCGGGCGGCGCACGTGAGCAGTTTTGTCAACTCTTTCATCGGTGGCGTGCCGTACGCTACAAACGTGCCTATCCAGTTCATTCTGGTTGGCGGCGGTGGCGCAGGGGGCAGTTCTATCGGCGGCGGTGGCGGCGGTGGCGGCGCTGGCGAAGCCAAATCTGACACGACTAAAACCGTGTCGCTGGGCAGCTACACCATCACTATCGGCGGCACCGCTACCTCGTCTTCCGCGTTTGGTGTTTCGGCAGCCGGTGGCACCAGTGGCGTTTCTGGTTCTACAGATGGCGGAGACGGTGGCGCTTCCGGCACCAGCCAACCCGGCGGGGCAGGGGAAGCTGGTGGTACCGGCGCGGGCGGCGGCGGTGGTGGCACTAATGGCGCGGGCTCCGCTGCAAGTGCGGGCACACCGGGTACCGGCGGTACTGGTGTTACGCTTAACATAAACGGCTCGTCTGTCAGCACAGGTGTGGGGGGCAATGGCGGCGCGGCTCTTAATCCGGGTACCGCCGGACCAGCCGGGCAGTGTGTTGTGACATATGTCTCGGGGAGCATGGTGTGCTCTGGCGGTACTGTGACGACCTCGGGTATCTACACGGTGCACACTTTCACCAGCAGCGGCACGTTCACGCGCACTGGGTAACAAATGGCGCTCTTAAAACTGCAGTTCAAAGTCGGCCTCAACCGCGACCAGTCCAACTACTCGGGCGAGGGCGGCTGGTGGGAGTGCGACAAAATCCGGTTCAGGAGTGGGTTCCCCGAAAAGCTCGGCGGCTGGAAACTCTACGCGCCGTTAACCTACTACGGCGTATGCAGGCAGCTGTTTGCGTGGGTAACCACTTTCAGTGACGTGTTCGTTGCTGTCGGCACGAACGCAAAGATGTATATCGAACTGGCGGGCGGCTATAACGACGTCACCCCCCTACGCGCCACGTTTATCACGCCCGCCACAGACAACTCCATTAGTGTAACGAGCGGGTCGACCACGGTATCTGTGACGCTTGCAGCGCACGGAGCAGACACTGGCGATTTTGTAACTGTATCTGGTGTGGCTGGCAGCATAGGCGGCGTCCCTGCTGACGAGCTTAACGGCAACCACCAAGTTACTGTGTCGTCCGTAAACGTGTTCACTTTTGAGGTTACGACTGCAGCTACATCCACGGTGTCCTCGGCGGGCGGCACCGCCCTTGTCATGGATTTCGAAATACACACCGGCAGCGCGGTGCAGACCTTTGGCTACGGCTGGGGCGTGTCTACATGGTCGCGCTCAACTTGGGGCTCGGGTGCGTCTGTCCCCATCGCTGTACGCCAGCAGGATTGGTGGTTCGATAACTTCGACAACGACCTGTACGCCAACATCCGTGGCGGAGCGCCATATGTCTGGCTTCGTGGTCTGACCCCGGACCCCACTACCGCGCTGGCTACGAGGGCTATAACCCTTCAGGAACACGCCACCGACGAGGGTTTTGACCCTAACGCGGTGCCAGTAGCAGTGACACAGCTTATGGCGTCGCAGCAGGACCGGCACCTGATTGCTTTTGGCGCGGTGCCCTTTGGCAGCACAGACCCGGACGACTTCGACCCGCTGCTTATCCGCTGGGCCGACCAAGACACACCTGCGGACTGGACGCCGACCGTGACCAACTCTGCGGGTTTCCTGCGCGTGTCGCGCGGTTCTCGCATCGTCACCGCCCTGCCCACGAGGCAGGAAATACTCGTGTGGACTGACGTGGGCCTCAACTCGTTGCAGTTTCTTGGCACGACAGACGTATTTGGCCTGCAGGAGTACGCAAACGACACCACCATCATTTCGCCTAGAGCCAAGGCGTCAGCGTCCAACGTCGTGTACTGGATGGGTCGTGACAAGTTTTACACCTACTCGGGCCGTGTAGAGACTCTTGACTGCACCCTGCTTAACCACGTGTTCGACAACATTAACCGCAGTCAGCTTGAGCAGGTCACCTGTGGCACGCTGGAGCAGTGGGGCGAAATCTGGTGGTTTTACCCTAGCGCCAATGCCGAATACAACGACAGCTACGTAGTCTATAACTACCTAGAAAAGGTGTGGTTCTACGGAACTATCCAGCGTTCGGCGTGGATGGACTCACAGCTGCTTTCCAAGCCCCTCGCTGCGGACGGCGGCACGGAAACCACGACCGCCACTGGCGTCCTGTACGGCCACGAAAACGGTGTGGACGACGGCGTGCTGCCTATGGACTCGTACATCCAGTCCAACGACTTCGACCTCGGCGACGGGGACAAGTTCATGCTCTCGCGCAGGCTTATCCCGGACGTGAACTTTATTGGGTCTGAAATCAGTAACCCGGAGGTAGAAGTCACCCTGCTGACCCGCAACTTCCCGGGCAACGCACACAGGTCTGGGGTGGAGGACACGCGCGTCATTGCCCAAACCACGGTGGGCCAGTTCACGGAGCAGGTGTTTATCCGCGCTCGCGCCCGACAAGCCGCCTTCAAAATAAGGTCTAC